GGTCTTAGTTCTTCAGATTCAGTATCTTGTAATTTTATTAAGTCACAAGCTTATGCACCTCATCATCATGTTGATGATTCAACTGGAGCATGGGTAAAACGTAGAGAGGCTGGAACTACTGCATATACATACATCGATTATGAGTCGGCTGTAACAGAACAAAACAGGCAAATAAAAGTAATTAAGCCTGAACATATGACAGTAGTATCTAATCAATTTATGAAAGTGATGAATAATGCTTAATCTAGATAATATAAAAATTGAAGTACGTAAAGTAGACATTAGCGGATTTGTTAATGGATTAACTTTATATGAAAGTATATTCGGTATGATGCAAGGACAAATTAGTGTTCAAGATTCAACGAACTTCTTTGATAATTTTATAGGTACAGAATTAGCTGGTGTTGACATCAGTTTTTCATATTTAAACCAAGCATATACAGCAAGCTTTTATATGAATGGAATAACTGATATGAAATTAGATACAGAAAAAAAGAATTATACTATTCATTTAAAATCTATACATGTACCTAACTTTGCTAATACTGTAAATTCAGTATATAATGGAACATCCGCTGAAATTATTGCTAAAATATTTGCAGATGTAAGTGCAGATGAAAATACACTTGCTGTTGATTCAAAAACGGCAACGTCTGGTAGATACATTGCACCAAATATTGCTGCAAGAGATTGTTTTCAAACCCTTGTAGCAAATGCGTATTGCCTAGATCAGTCTGGTATATTTATGTATGAAAGACTAGTTGATGAAAATACCGTGCGGTTAACTTCTTTATATGACATGGTTGATAATGCATTTATTGATAGTAACGGAGCTCCTGTTGTTATTAAACAGAGTATAGCAGATATGAGAGAAGTTCAAATAAATCCTATGGCAGTATTAGGCACAGCTCAGAATTTTGTAATGAAAGAATATAGTATGGATTTTATGGATAAAATAGAAGATGGATTATTTGGTGAAGCAATTAATGAAATTAATTTAGATGAAACAAAGAAGACAGAGAATACCACAAAAGAAGTAACATCAGTACCTAAAACAAAATTTAAGCTAAGCGATAAATTATATGATGAGAATATAAAAAGTGTATTAGCTAATAGAGGTGATGTAGCATCAGGCACAATTATTAATACTACAGTAAGAGCATTTAATACTATGATGGATATAACTGGAATGACAGCATTGCCTGGTTTAGGAGTTGGAATGACAGTTGAATGTCAAGTAAGTGGTAATATAGAACAAGGCACGGAACGACATGATGGCAAATGGTTAGTTAAACATATACAACATGACTTTACACAAAAAGGTGGAGAATATAATTATCATCAATCTTTAGGACTAGTGAGAGAATAATGGCATATAGCATAATTAAATTTGGAACAGTTGTTGATATTAATGATCCTGAAAAATTAGGTAGGGTAAAGGTTAATGTATACGGACTTCATGATAATATAGACACCGCAGATCTTCCATGGAGTATGGTTATGATGCCAGGAAATACTCCAGCTAAAAGCGGTATAGGATCTTCAGTAAACTTATTAGTTGGTACATTAGTAGCAGGTATGTGTATGGATAAATCCATGCAAGAATTTATGGTCATGGGAACTTTACCTACAAAGACTGATGGAACAGAAGATAACAATGTAAGAGTAAGAGCTGAAGCTGATCCTAATGCAGATGAAGAACTTGGTTCATATCAACCATCAAGCGGATACGCACCTGTTTATCCATATAATAATGTTATGGAAACAGAGAGTGGTCATGTAAAAGAATATGATGATACTCCAAGTGCTGAACGTATTATGGAAAGACATAAGAGTGGTACTCAATATGAGATAGGACCGAATGGTTCCAAGACAGAAAGAATTGTAAGAGATAATTATCAGTTAGTTGTAGGTCATGACACTCTTGAAGTATATGGTGATGTACGTGTTATAGTAAGCGGTAATGCTGATATTGCTGTGGCAGGTAATATGAGTGCAGCGGTTGGTGGTACGACAGCTCTTAATAGTACTGGCGATATGACATTAAAAGCACCAACTATAACAATGGATGGAAATGTAAATGTGACTGAAACATTACAAACTAATACCGATAATACTACAATTAATTTGAACACTCATACTCATCTCCATGATGGAATTAATCCTTCTGATCCACCTAACTAGTATAAATAAGATATATGGCACAGATAGCACGACAAGAAACGTACAAAGATGTAGATTTTACTTTTAAGCAAAATCCTAACACAAATGACGTTTCAATAAAAAAGAATAATGAATCGATTAAACAAAGTGTTTTAAATATACTTCGTACTAATCATGGTGAGCGTCCATTTAATTTTGGATTTGGTGCAAACTTAAGATCATATCTATTTGAGAATATGACAAATATAACAGCAGCACAAATGTCGACTTCAGTTAATATGGCTTTAGCTAATTATGAACCAAGAATAGAAGTGCTTAATACAAATATACAGGCAAGAGCCGATGAAAACGAAGTAACAATAACAGTAACCGGGAGAGTAAGATCTAGTAATGAAGTGTTAGATATCTCAACCTCAATAGAGAGATTACGATAATGGCAATAGAACGCAGAATTTCAGCAAGTGAATTAGACTTTGATAATATAAAAGCAAATCTAGTTTCATACATGAAGGCAACTGATACAACCTTCAACGATTACAACTATGAGGGGTCTGCGATGAGCACAATCATTGATGTGCTAGCATATGTAACTCATATCAACTCAATGAATGCTAACTTCGCTTTGAATGAAACATTTCTTGATACATCTCAATTGAGATCTTCTGTTGTATCACACGCCAAACTATTAGGCTATACTCCAAGATCTATTTCACCATCCGTTGCCTATATTGATATGACTATGGCAAAAGGAAATGCTACACCATTATGGAATCATGATGGTAGTAATACACCATTGCCATTAACTTTGGCAAGAGGTACAGCATTTAATACTACTATTGATGGGGTTAATTACCCCATGTTTGCTTCAGACACTACAACGATTAACTATAATGAAACCGATGGTTGGAAATTCTCAAATATAAAAATAGAGCAGGGAACATTAGCAGATATATCATATACATATCAGGATAATACATTTGAACAATATCTCATTCCTATTAATAATGTAAATACTGCTTCGATTAAAGTTACTGTAATAGATTCTTCTGCTACAAGTGCATCTAAAGTTTATTCTCTTAATACAAATATGGTCACATTAGATGGCACATCAGAGGTATACTTCTTAGAAGAAGGAAGAGATGGATATTATGAAGTAAAATTTGGTGATAATATTATTGGTAAGAGACCAGGTAATGGTAATACAATCACAATTGAATATGCAGCAATTGCATCGGGTGTAGATGTAAATGGTGCTACTACATTTACTATGACTGATTCACTTAATGGTAATAGTGATGAGACTATCACACTTGTGACTAAAGCTGTTGGTGGTGCCGCAAGAGAAACATTAGAAGCAATTAAGTTTAATGCACCTCTTGCTCATATATCACAGAACAGAGCTGTGACACCTGATGACTATAAAACAATTATTAAAAACGAATTCGCTGATTTAGATGCTGTTGCTGTATGGGGTGGAGAAGATCATGATGTACCAGATTATGGTAAGGTCTATGTATCGATTAAACCATTATCAGGTGAAACATTAACTGAAGCACAGAAGACAACAATTAAGACTAGTATTCTTAAACCAAAAAATGTTGTGTCTATTACTCCAGTCTTAGTTGATCCAGAATATACCTATATTGATTTAGAAGTTTATTTTAAATATAATCCTAACAAAGCTACGGTAACTGCAAGCGGTTTGGCTACATCAATAAGGAATACACTTGTGACATATAATAACGATACACTTAAAAACTTTAATGGTGTTTATAGAGATTCAAACGTTGGTAAGAAGATTGATGATACTAATGTTGCTATCGTATCTAATATCACTCGTGTAAAAATGACAAAGAAGATTACACCTACTCTTGGAACAGCAACTAAATATACACTTAAATTCCATCAAGCGTTAACTGACTTAGATGCTACTACGTCATCTACAGGTTCTTATTTGACTTCAACCGTATTCACGTTTAATGGTGTTGATTGTAAACTTAAAGACTACTATGATAGCTCAAGTGATACACGAATTATTCAAATTGTAAATACATCTGGTATAGTACAATTAGCTAGTGTTGGTGATGTAAATGAAGAGGCTGGAACAGTAACTCTTAACTCATTTAACCCAACTGCATTACCTACTGGTTCTACTACAATCGATGTCACGGTTAAACCAGCATCATCTGATGTATCGCCAACAAGAAATGAACTATTAACAATTAATACCTCAACTGCAATAATTTCAGGTGAGATAGATACAATGGAAACTGGTGGTACAACTGCTGGTATTGATTACACAACGGTGGCTAACTAATGAGTTTAGGTAAATATAATATATCGAGTTACATAGATGAACTAGTTCCTGATCATGTAGAATCTACATATCCTGACTTAGTTGCATTTCTTAAAACGTATGCATTATATTTAGAGCGTCAAAATAAATCTGGATTCTATCTTAATGCTTTAGACATCCAAAGAGATATTGACTTTGTAGAAGATAACTTACTTACAGAACTACAGAATGAAATTGGTATTGCAATACCAAGAGACTTTGCAACAAATCCAAGAATGTTCTATAAGAGACTTGTTGAATTTTATAAGTCACGTGGTACACCTGAATCAATCACATCATTCTTTAGAATGATCTACGATGATGAAGTAGAAACATATTTTCCACATGTAGATATGCTTACTCCATCTAATGGAAAGTGGACGGATCAAGCTACTGCAATTCAGGCTGATAGAACTGCATTTACGCCAGTAAATACAATTACTATATCTGGTACACCAACTGAAGTAACTGGAAATAATGATGCAGGTAATGCCATTTATTTAGATGATGATGTTATATTCGTTAATGATACATATCAAACTCCAGTAACAGATTATACTGAGAATGTATATTCAGAATCAAATACAACTAAATATAAGTTAACATTTACAAATGCATTATCAAATGGTGATGTTGTAAGAACATATCCAAAGGGTTTATTTACGAATAATGATGGATTCTTATCAGATAAAAAATATATACAAGATTCTTATTACTATCAGCAGTTCTCATATGTTCTTAAAACTGGTAAGAATATCGCTGATTGGAAAAATGCATTTACAAGATTAGTTCATCCAGCTGGATTTAAATTCTTTGGTGAGATTGTTATCTTAGTGAAGCTACTTACATCATCGAATACACAAGCACAATATGGTTGGTTACCAACTGCTGGTTTAATTCAGTTTAACATTGGTGCATTCCAAGTTGGACCAGCACAATTTAATAGTCACGTATTAGAGAAATCGTATACCCATTTTGCACGAGGTAGTTCAGAATTCAGTATTATAGGTATGCAAAACCATTGGGAGAATATGAAGTTTAGATATTTAGGTCCAAACTCAGATTTTGCTCATTGGACAGTGCAAGATAGTATAAATAACAATATAAAGACACAATTCGGAATGGGTGGAGCTAGTTCACTCGTTATTTCATAAAACAAAGGAAAAGACATGGCAGCAATAATCACAAGTAAATTCAGACTAGATACAACGAATAAGTTCGTTAATAGTCTAAGTGATAATCAATTCTACATGGCCCTGGGACGGCCTAATGCGTGGACTGATGATACGGTTCCGACAACCCCATATGAAAATGACTACACATCACACACTTTATGGGAAAACATGTTTGCCATGAAGCGAGTTGATGCTACAGACATTATTCATTGTGCACCAAGAAACCTATGGGTTTCAGGTACTACATATGTAGAGTATGACGATCAGGATACAAACATAGAAAGCAAAGTATATCACGTTATTTCAGCAAATAACAATGTATACATGTGCTTAAAGGCAGGAAGCGGAGCTTCTACTACTAACCCAGATGACACAGGTGTTCAAACATCAGGTGTTATCGACCATAGTGGATCAGATGGTTATATATGGAAATACATGTATACAGTCCCAACAGCTGATGTAACTAAATTCTTAACAACATCATTTATACCAGTAAGACATATTAAAGAA